CGTTCTCATCCTGATTGACGCTGGATTCTCACCTTGTTTGTCGCGCGGCAGCTAAGCCCAGCTTCCAGCTCGAGCCTATGAGAACCCCCTGAATACAGCGGCGGGGACGCCCTGACCGCGAGGCAGGGCAGGCTTCCCTTCGGCGCCCGGTCACCCCCCGCCGCTGTTGATCCCAACCACAACAAGGAGAGCGCCATGGAATTGCGCATCATCACCGCCGACGAGCGACTGTCGGATGCAGAAAACAAGACATCGCTGGCGATTTTCGGGCCGCCCGGCGTGGGTAAGACCACGCTGATCAAATCGCTGCCAGAGGACAAGGCCGTGTGCCTCGATCTCGAAGCGGGCATGAAATCTGTGCAAGACTGGCGCGGCCCCAGCATTCCAATCCGGAGTTTTTCGAATTTCCGCGATCTGGTGCTCCTGATCGGTGGCCCAGATCCGGCGCAGCATCCCGACAGCTACTATGGCGCGGGATATCACGCCCATGTGCAGGCGAAATACGCCCAAAGCGGGCTGGAAGCGTTCCTGAAGGACCGCTCGATCATCTTCGTCGACTCGATTACCGATCTGACGCGCCAGGCCATGGCCTATGCCAAGCAGCAGGCTGAGGCGTTCTCGGAGCGCACGGGCAAACCGGATGTGCGCGGCGCCTATGGGCTCCTTGGCAGGGAAGTCATCCAGGCGCTGAAACATCTCCAGCATGCCCGCGGCAAGACCGTGATCTTTGTCGGCGTGCTGGAAAAGGTGACCGACGAGTTTGGCACATCGAGCTGGGTGCCGCAGATGGAAGGCACGAAAGCGGGCCGCGAACTGCCCGGGATCGTCGATCAGGTTATCTCGATGCAGCTCTTCGGCAACGACGCCGAGGGGGCCTGGATCCTCGACGAGAAATCCACCGAGCGCCGTTTGGTCTGCAAATCCGGCAACCCCTGGGGGCTGCCCGCGAAAGATCGCTCCGGTCGGCTCGACATGACCGAACCGCCTGATCTTGCCGCGCTGCTGGCGAAGATCGACGGCCGTAGCGACCCCGTTTCCCTCTCTCAATCCAACTGATCCCAGGAAAGGACATATCCCATGAGTTACGATCTGAACGACGCCGCACCGCAAATGGCCCCGATGGGGGAACTGATCGCGGACGGCACCTTTGCCAAGGTGATCATGAAAATCCGCTCCGGCGGTACAAACGGCGCAACGGCGATGGATGCAGGTCTTCTGAAGGGCTCTGCGCACAGCGATGCAAAAATGCTCGATTGCGAGTTCACCGTGGTCGATGGGCCGTTCGCGCGGCGCAAGTTCTGGCAGAACTTCACTGTGGCGGGCGGCAAGCTCGATGAGAAGGGCCAATCCAAGGGTTGGAACATCTCGAAAAGCACCTTCCGCGCAATGGTGGACAGCGCGCTCGGCCTTGATCCGGATGATGGCAGCCAAGCTGCGCGGGACAAGCGGGTGATCGGGGGCCTGAAGCAGCTCGACGGGATCACATTCGCTGCGCGCATCATGGTGGAGAGCTCTGACAACCCGAATTATCGCGACAGCAACAAGCTGGCGAATGTCGTGTTGCCGAATGAGCCTGCCTATGCGGCGATCATGCGCGGGGAGGCCGTGGCACCAGAACCGGTCAACGCGCCGCCGCGAAAGTCCGTAGCCCAGACGTCGCCGGGGTGGAATGCCCAAGCGCCAGTGCAAGGGGGCTGGTCCAATGCGCCTCAAGCTCCGGTCGCGCAATCACTGTCCGGCAACGCAGCGCCGACCCCGCGTGGGGCACCGGCCCCGGGTGGGGCACCGGCCTGGCTGAACAGCTGAGCCCATGTCCCCGGATGATTGGCAGGCGCATGTGACGCGCGAGGCTGCAAAGGAGATCGGGAAATGGCTCGAGGCCCGCGGAAGACTGGATCGGCCTATCACAAGCCTCAGGCTTTCCGATCTCGAGGCCGTGGCCTCGGTGGCCATAAGCCGCTTCGTCGTTCTGGCGTCGCACAAGATCAGGGAGGCACCGCAGCAGCATGCGGATATCGAAAACCTCCTGATGGGGTGAGGGGCGTCCCGGAAACACTCCGGCGGAGTGCTTCAGCCGCGAACGGGCGGAGCCCCAGGACATGCGTTTGCGCCATCTGCTCGCGCGAGGCACGGGGCTTCGGGTTCTGCCTTCGCCTGCAATGGGCGCGCTTTCCCTCCTACCAATTCTGTTCGCGCCGGTGCCAGGACATCGGCGCGGACCTCGCCCAGAGGAACCATGGAATGATTGATAAAACTGCCCGCGAGGCGCGTGCCATTCGAGATGCGCGCAAGGATTTTGCCGAAGCGCTGACCGAACTTGGTCTTATGGCGCCCTTCCTTGATCGCACCGCCGCGGAGATCGATCAGCTCATCGAGGCGGCGGTGACCGGCTACATCGACAGCATGCAAACGCAGGCCGCGCGCACGGAACGCGATGGCTGCCTGCCAGCAGACCCTATCCCATTTTGAGGTATCACCATGATCGATCTGAATCGCGCATCGGGCGTGCAGTATGTGCAGCCGCGCACTCTGCCTGACATCAACTCTGCCCTTGGCGCGGCCATTGACGCTGGCCTCAGCGCGCGTCAGCAAGACGAACGCCCCCGCAGCTATGTCAGCTCCTCGGGGCTGGGCCGCGCCTGCTTGCGCCAGATCCAGTATGACTTCCTCGCCGCGCCCAAGGATGAGGGGCAGGAGTTCGCCCCGAAGACCCTGCGGATATTCGAGGCCGGGCATCGCGGCGAGGATATGGTGGCCAGCTGGCTGCGCCTTGCCGGGTTCGATCTGCGCACGGAACGCGCCGACGATGGGCGTCAGTTCGGGTTCACGGCTCTGAATGGTCGGTTCAAGGGGCACATCGACGGCTGCCTGGTCAGCGGGCCTGTCGCGATGGCCTATCCGACGCTCTGGGAGACCAAGGCGCTTGGGGCTTTGATCTGGAAGGACACGGTCAAGCGCGGGGTAACGATCGCCAAGCCGGTCTATGCAGCACAGATCGCGCTCTATCAGGCCTATCTGGACCTGCCGAGCCCGGCGCTTTTCACGGCACTGAACCGCGACACGATGGAAATCTATGCCGAACTGTTGCCCTTCGATGCGGCACTGGCCCAGCAGATGAGTGATCGGGCCGTGGCGGTCGTGCGCGCCTGCAACGCCCAGGAGCTGCTGCCGCGCGCGGCCGCGGAGCCGACCTCCGTGGTCTGCAAGGGCGGGATGGCAGCCGGGCATTGGCATCCACCCTGCGCTTGGGCGCAGCGCTGCTGGAGGGCACGGTCATGATCCCCGACGCATATGCTCTCAAGCGGATCATCTGCGCCCATCGCGCGCGATTCTGGATGTCGGACCTGCTTGAAGGGTTCGAGTTTGCCCCGGTCTGGCATTTTGCTGATCAGGCGCAGTTTGACTCCGATGCGGTCGATACACTTGCGCGGCACCTCGCGGCTGGTCCACAGAGGCTCCCGCATCCCGACACGATCTTCGAGTTGCGCGACCGCAGTCCGACAATCCGCAGCCAGATCGTCTATGCCCGTCAGCAACCGGATAGCATCGAGGCAGTCTGGCTTGCCCTCTGGCGCGCGCCAAGGCGCTGGACGGATGTCCACGTTCATGTCCGGATCGCAGATGGCGGTGTTGCCGAGTTCGAAGTCAATCCGGCCCTCGCAAACCACAAAATGGCGGAAGAATGCGGTGAGGCTGCAGCGGCCATAGTCTGGCGCGCCTTGGCGATACTGGGCACGGCCGGTGACGTGAAGATGCGGCAAGTGGCCCCGGCGCTCAGGCAGCCCTTCGCGCGCAAAGGGCTGCGCGGCTGGACCTGGCATCAGATCACCATCGATCCGGAGCGGTTGCGCGCAAAAAATGCCCCGCAGGGCGGCACGCATGCCAGCCCATGCTGGCATGTCCGGCGGGGCCATTGGCGTCAGTTCGCCGACGGTCGCCGGGTCTTTGTGCGCCAATGCCAGGTCGGTGACCCCGCGCGCGGCGGGGTGGTCAAGGATTACATCGTGAAAGGACATCCGGAATGAGCAGCTTCACACCTTCACCCACGCAGGCTGCGGCCATCGGCGAGATCAAGAAATGGTTCGAGACCCGGACTGAAGGGCAACAGGTGTTTCGGCTGTTCGGGTATGCCGGGAGCGGAAAAAGTACGGTCCTCAAATTCGCCATCGACGAGCTTGGCCTCTCGCTCCATCGCAGTGCCAGGGATGGCACCTGCGTGCCGGGCGTGGTCACGGCCACCTTCACCGGCAAGGCGGCATTGGTGCTGACGCGCAAGGGCACGCCCGCGCGCACCATTCACAGCCTGATCTACTCGGTGAGCGAGGCGACCGAGGAAGAGGTCGAGGCGGCAGGGAAGCGCCCCCGCGAGGCCGAGGACGCCGCACGGCGTCTGACGGGGTTTGATCGCACTGCGGCAGAAGCCGCGATCGAGGCGATGCGCCAGGCGCTCTCGGCGATGAAACATCCCCGCTTTACGCTCAACCCGCAGAGCGATGCAGCCGACGCGCGGCTGATCGTGCTCGATGAGGTCTCGATGGTGGGTGAGGATATGGCGCGCGATCTGATGAGCTTTCGCAAGCCGATCCTGGTCTTGGGCGATCCCGGTCAGTTGCCGCCGATCAAGGGCGAAGGAGCCTTCACCAGTGTCGCGCCGGACGTGATGCTGACCGAGATCCACCGCCAGGCGGCGGAAAGCGCGATCATCCGCTTGGCCACCATGGCACGAGAGGGGCAGCCCATCGGCTTTGGCAGCTATGACGCGCATGTCGCAAAGATGCACAAGGGGGATATCACCCCGGAACAGGCTCTGCGCGGTGGCCAGCTCATTTGTGGGATGAATGCGACGCGGCTACAACTGAACAACGCGATGCGCGCGGCCGCAGGGTTTGGTGGCACATGGCTGCCCACGGGTACAGCCGAGAAGATCATCTGCCTCAAGAACCAGAATGATCTCGGGCTGATCAACGGCATGTTCCTGGCGCTCGAGGATATCGTCGACGAGGGCAGCCTCTTCTTTTCGGCGGTTGTGACCGACGACGAGGGTCGACGCGTTGGTGCGCCAGACCATGAGGGCAAACCGGGCCGCCTGCGCATCTACAAGGGACATTTCGAGGATCATGTCGCCTACGACCGCCACCGCCATGATCGCGACTGGAAGGACAAGAAGCGCCTGACTGAGGCAACCTTCGGCTGGGCGATTACGGCGCACAAGGCACAAGGGTCGCAGTGGGAAAACGTGATCGTTTGGGATGATGGGCTTGGACGCAGCGATCTTGATCGCCGCCGCTGGCTTTACACCGCCATCACCCGTGCCGAGCGCGGCCTTGTTCTGCTGGCGTGAAGTGAGACATGATCGATCTGAACGACGTCTGGGCACCGCCCGCCCGCCATGATCTGAGCGCGATCAAGGCTCGGCTCGCGGATGCCGCCCGCGACTGGTTGCCCTCGCTTTTCCCCGAGGCGCGGCTGACGCATGATCGGCGTGCTCTGCGCTGTGCGGATCTCTCCGGGCGTCAGGCCCGCGGTGAGGGCTCCTGCATCATCCATCTTGATGGCCCTTATGCCGGTTGGGGGTTTAACTTTGCCACGGGGGAGCGCGCGGGGCCGGTGGACCTCATTCATCAGGCCACCGGCATGACGGATGGACGGCTCTTCGATGAAGCTGCCCGGCTGGCCCATATGGAGCGCGACCTTGCCTTGCGGCACCGGCCGGCCTCCCCGGCACGGCCAGACCACAGTCTGGAAATTCGCCGTATTCTCGACGATTGTCTGCCTCTCGCGGGCAGTCTGGCCGAGACTTACCTGCGGGCGCGTGGGCTCAGTGATCCGAGTTCGCCCGATCTGCTCTCCCACCCCGATCTGACAGATTTTGAGGCCCGCCGTGGCGGGCCTGGAATGGTGGCGATTCCGCGTCTTGCGAGTGGCGAAGCTGTCGGCGGCATTCATCGTACATTCCTGGCCGAGGACGGCTGCGACAAGGCACCTGCGGGCAAGAAAATGCTGGGCATGATCGCAGAGGCGGCCGTGCGGCTGTTCCCGCTGTCGGAGGATGGTCATCTTGGTGTAGCAGAGGGCATCGAGACCGCGCTGGCCGCGCATCAAATCTTCGGCACGTCGGTCTGGGCGGCGCTCTCGGCCGATGGGCTGGCGCGGTTCAAATGGCCGGAGGGCACGCGGTGCGTCACGATTTACGCTGATGCTGGCGATGCGGGTCGACAAGCTGCTGCCACGCTGTCGGATCGGCTCAACATGGCGGATCTTCCGAACCAGATCGTGGTCCCGCTGCACGGCGATGATTTCAACGACGATCTGCTCAGAGGGGCTTTGATCTCCGATTACAATGTGACACCGACGATGGAACCGGGTAGGTCTGATGTTCCGACGGCAGCATCCGTGCTCTCGCCGGAACAAGCAGCCGATACACTTGCCGCTGCGACAGAGGCGCTGACCAATCCGCCAGATCTGACCGTGCTCGGCACACTGATGGGGCGCATCGTCAAATCGCGTCTCGAGCCCATGGAGGAACGCCATGTCCTGTCGCTGATCAAGGCGCGCACCGGTATTGCAATGTCGATCCTAGACAAACAGCTCGGGGTCTTGCGCCGACGCCTCAATGGCACAGGCGATCTGATGAAACCGGCTGCGCGGGCTGCCTGGGCAAACCGGCTGCGGCTGGACCTGTCCGGGACACCCGAGCGCAACGAGGCCAATGTCATCATCGCGCTCAGCTCCGATCCAGCCTTGCCGGCACGATCGCCTTTGATGAATTCCGTCAGGAGGTGGTCGTGCTGCGCCCCGCGCCATGGGATGACGCTGAGGCGGACTATCCGCGTCCTTGGGAAGATAGTGACGATATTCGCCTGGCCGAATGGCTGCAACACCGCGAGGTGAACGTCGCGCCGCTGGTCGTCGGCCGTTCGGTCGGTGCCGTTGCGCGCGAGACCCGCATCCATCCGGTGCGCACCTATCTCGGGGCTCTCACCTGGGATGGCACCCCGCGGCTTGAGCGTTGGACCAGCCGCTACCTGGGGGCTGCGCCCACGGACCTGATCCATGCCATGGGCAGCCTCTGGCTGATCTCGGCGGTTGCGCGTATCTACAGGCCTGGTGTCAAAGCCGACCACATGCTGATCCTCGAAGGGGAGCAAGGTGCGCGCAAATCAACCGCGCTGAAGATCCTCGCAGGCGAGGAGTGGTTCACGGACGAACTGCCAGACCTTGGCTCGAAGGATGCCGCCATCCACATGCAGGGCGTCTGGATCGTGGAAATTGCCGAACTCGACGCCATCGGTCGGGCCGAGGTGTCGCGCATCAAGGCATTCCTGACGCGCACTACGGACCGGTTCCGCCCGCCTTACGGTCGTCACACTGTCGAGATCAAGCGGCAATGCGTTTTCACCGGCACCGTCAACCCCGACACCTACTTGCGCGACGAGACCGGCAACCGCCGCTTCTGGCCAATCCGCTGCGGCGTCATCGACATTGCGGGGCTGCAGCAGGACCGTGACCAGCTCTGGTCCGAGGCGGTGGCACGGTTCAAATCCGGCGCGATCTGGTGGCTGGAGGACAAGGAGTTGCTGAAAGCTGCGCGTGATGAGCAGGACAAGCGATATCAGTCCGACGCTTGGGATGGGTTGATCGATCGGTGGCTGACCCATGATAGGCGCAGCGTGAACCATGGCCACGCGGGCCATGATGATTGGCAGGACGAAGAATTTGAGCGCGCTAAACCCATCTGTGATCTCTCCGTCGGCGAAATTCTCGAGGGCGCAGTTGGGGTCGAGCCTGCAAAATGGACAAAACCCGACCAGATGCGCGTCGGTGCCTGGCTCAAGTCACGGCGTTGGAAAAGGTATCAAAGCCGAAGGGGTGAAAGCCGCGAGTGGCGATATCGTAAGCGCCCAGAACAGGAATAAGCCTGCGCGATCACGACCAGACAGGACGCCCCAGCGGCGTCCTTTTTGCTTTCTACTGTCACCACCTCGGATTTGTCACCACCTTGCCCCCGAGGTGGTGACAGAAAAAAGCAAGCGAAATCAAACGTGTCACCACTGTCACCACCTTCAGCGCCAACTTCTTTCCTTTTACATATACATGTGTGTTTTGACCCGGATACATGCTTCCTCATATGTACAAAGGATTTTAGTGGTGACAGGTGGTGACAGTGGTGACAACGTTGTTTTTAAACGGTTATTTTTGTCACCACCTTCCGTTCAAGGTGGTGACAGGTGGTGACAGGTGGTGACATT